GAAATTGTAGTATCATCACCAGGAGGACCTACACCGAATCCTCAAAAAGTTGTTGACTTGACAAAAGAAAATAAAACACTTTTACAACAAAATAAAGATTTACAAAATGCAATAGATAATTCCACTTATTTAAGTGATAAAGTAAAAACAATATAGGAGTTGTTATGACCAAAAAAGAACTTGTAAAAATAATACAAGAAGCGGTTCGTAGAGAAGTAAAAAAAGAAGTACAAAAGATATTTATAAATGAACAATCAACACCAAAACTGGAATCGATGATTGACACTAAAGTCTCAGAACCCAAACCTAAAACTCAAATTAAATATACAAAAGATGAAGCACTTAATAAGGTATTGAATGAGACTAGAGGTGGTATTCCACAACAAGGTAAAGAAGAATATCCTACTCTAGGAGGAGGTATGTTTGATACAAATCGTATGACCGAAATGTTAGGTTATGGTAAGACTGAAGAAGTACAACGTGATATGGTAGCAGTTGATACTATGAAAAAAGCAGGTGTTACTTCTGAACAAGTACCAGAACACGTTACAAATGCCTTAACACGTGATTATAGTGACTTAATGAAAGCTATAAATAAGAAAGGTAACTAATGTCAGCTATTGAAACAGATTTAAATCCTAATAAAACCGTAGGACTAAAATTACCTTTAGCTAGTGATAAGCTTAATAATTTTGCTTTGACAAAAAATTCACTAGAACAAGCTGAATTTAATCTAAAAAATTTATTACAGACTTACGTTGGTGAAAGACCGATGCAACCTACTTTCGGTAGTAAATTATTAGAACTCTGTTTCGAACAACAAAATGATGATTTACCTGAAAACATTGAAAAAGAAGTTAGAAGAGCAGTCTCAGAGTGGTTAGGTTACATAAACATACTTAATGTTGAAACATTGACTGAAGAGGGTGATTTGAATCAAATCTATGTTAAGATTGAGTATTCAACTACACTAAATCCTGATACGGTCAATCAGATTACAATAGATGCTACTTCAACTTCTACAGGAGGATATTAATGGCTCGCACAAGTAATAACAAGAATGTTGTTAAACAAGTAAATTATCTTAATAAAGATTTCGGTGACTTTAGAGAAAGTCTAATTGAATACGCAAAGATTTACTTTCCCAATACCTATAACGACTTCAATGAAGCTTCACCGGGAATGATGTTTATAGAGATGGCAGCTTACGTAGGAGATGTTCTTTCATATTACATTGATTCTACGTTTAGAGAGTCATTATTAGCTTATGCTGAAGAAAAACGAAACGTGTATGCTATAGCTCAGTCATTCGGTTACAAACCTAAAGTGACATCACCAGCTTTAGCTGTATTAGATGTATTTCAAACCGTTCCAGCTGTAAATAATAAACCAGATGAAAGATATTCCTTAAATGTAAAAGCAGGAACAACACTACAAGCAGCTTCTACTGGGACACAATTTAGAACTATAGAAGATTGTAACTTTAAGTTTTCAAGTTCGTTCGACCCTAAAGAGGTAAGCGTATTTGAAAACAACGGAAGTACAATTACTAAATTTTTATTGAAGAAACAAGTTCGTGTTGAGAGTGGTAATATAACTACAGAAAAATTTACATTCGGAGCAGCTGAAAAATATTCAGAAATTAAATTAGGAAGTTCAGATGTCATAGAAATCATTTCATGTATTGATAGTGATGATAGCGAATGGTATGAAGTACCTTCATTAGCTACTGATACTATCTTTGAAGATATGGAAAATAATTCAGAGAATGACCCTACTTCAGTTATTAATCGTGACGTAGCTCCTTATATTTTAAAACTCAAAAAGACTGCAAGAAGATTCACAACATTTATAAATGAAGATGATGAAACACTTGTACGTTTTGGAGCGGGAGTTTCGAGTAATCCTGACGAAGAGATTATTCCTAATCCTACAAACGTAGGTTCAAGTCTACCTGGTAGTCCAAGTAAACTAGGTCAAGCCTTTGACCCAAGTAATTTTTTAAAAACAGAAGCATACGGATTAGCTCCCAATAGAACTACTTTGACAATTAAGTATTCTAATGGAGGAGGTATTGATGACAACGTTAATTCAAATGATATAAATCAAATAACAAATATCTCATTTGATATTCAAGACGCTTTATTAAATGAAAACACCGTGACTGATAGTAAAAACTCTGTAACATTTAATAACCCTAGACCTGCAGCTGGTGGTTCAGGAGGTCAAACTATACGTGAAGTACGTGAGAACGCTTTATCATTCTATCAAGCACAAAGTAGAGCTGTAACAAAAGAGGATTATGTAGTAAGAGCTTTAGCTTTACCTCAACGATATGGTAATGTAGCAAAAGTTCACATGGTTCAAGATGACCAATTAAATAAAGCTACAGGTGTTGATGAATTAGAACGTGTTGTGACACAATCTGATGTTGATAATAAAAGAACAATTAAATCTTTACAAGTCAGAACACCTAATCCTTTAGCTATGAATATGTATACTTTAGGATATGATAGTAATAAAAATTTAGCTCCTTTGAGTCAAATTGTAAAACAAAATTTAAGTACATATTTATCACAGTTTAGAATTGTTACTGATGCTGTTAACATTAAAGACGCTTACATAATTAATCTAGCTGTCAATTTTTCTATATTGACAAAAGTAGGTTTCAATAAAAATGATGTCCTTCTAAGATGTGTAGCTACACTACAGGACTTTTTCAATATTGATAGATGGCAAGTAGGTCAACCTATTGTGATGTCAGATATAGCTTATGAGTTATCGTTAGTTGATGGTGTGGCTTCAGTTCTTAAACCTACTGAAAACAATCCTAATGATTTACCCATAGTGATTGAAAATAAATACAAAACGACTGAAGGATACTCAGGAAACTTTTATGATATAAACAGTGGTATAATAGATGGAGTCTTGTATCCTGCATTAGACCCAAGTATTTTTGAAATTAAATATCCTAACACAGACATTCAAGGTAAAGTTGTCGGTGATAGCTTAGGTATAGTGGAGTAAGTAGATGCATTATTTTACGTTCGCAGAAAAAGACGCAACATTATATGAACAGAGTGGTAGTTTAAACTCTGGTTTAGACGAGATTCTCGAAATACGAAAAGACGTTAGTACCGCAGGAGATGTGATTACCGTTTCGAGAGCTTTAATTAGATTTGAATTAAATACTATATCTAAACTGAAATCAGCAGGTGTTATTAAAGATAACGCCAAGTATTACTTAAATTTATTTGATGCTCGACCTACAGCTTTAGCAACATCACAAAGTTTATATGCTTATCCAGTTAGTCAATCTTGGACAATGGGTGATGGTCGTAGTTATGATAATCCTGTCACGACTGAAGGATGTAGTTGGAACTTTAGAAATGGTGAGAATGATGGTCTGTTATGGAGTCCAGAGTCAGCATCCGGAGGTTCATGGTTTACTAACAATGACGGAGCTTATGAGATGTCACATTCATTCGGAGTCAAGTCTGAAGATATGAGAATGGACGTGACTGGTATTGTGAATGCTTGGTTAGATGATACAATACCTAATGAAGGTTTTATTTTAAAGAGAAGTGGTAGTTTTTATGACCCAACAACAACTTCTGGTTCATTTGGTAATAGTGATAGTGATAGTGATGAAGGAAGTTCTACACGTTTTGGTAACTTCTCATTCTTCTCTACAGATACACACACAAAATATCCTCCAACATTGGAGGCTGTCTGGGACGATTCAAAATGGATAACAGGTTCATTGAGTCCTTTGACAAAACAAAATATAGAAGACATGGTCATTTACATGAAAGGTCTAAGACCCGAGTATAAAGAAAAATCTATAACTAAATTTAGAGTCGTAGGTAGAGAAAGATTTCCTGAAAAAACTTATTCAACAACTGCTGATAATTTATCAGTAAAATATTTACCAAGTGGTTCATCATTCTATTCTATTACAGATGCTGAAACTGATGACGTAGTTGTTCCTTTCGGTAGTGGTTCTAAACTAAGTTGTGATTCAGATGGTAATTATTTTTTATTAAGAATGGATGGATATCAACCTGAAAGATATTACAAGATTGAATATAGAATACAAAGTGGAAGTGCGACAGACGAAGAAACAGACCAATACTTTGATGAAGGATTTACATTTAAGGTAACACTATAATGCCATATACAAAAGATGAGTTACAAAATGTTGATTTTTATTCTGATTTTGTAAACGGATTACGAACAAAATACTTAGAACAAATCAAAGATTATGCTGAATTTGATACACCATTTGATGATGGTACAACATTATATTTGTTCGAAGATATTTTAACTGGTATGGGATTAGAAAGTGCTGATGTCACTCAAGAAAGTCTTTATAAAACATTTATAACACCCGAACAACAAAAATTTTCAAGTTCAGTTCAAAATAAAAACTATCCTATTTATGATAAAAGTGAGTTACTCGAAAACACAATCGATAGAAATATCTCAGAACTCTCAGAGTTAAAAGTAGGAAAAGATTTACCTGAAGATATCGAAAATGGAATGATAATAACTAACGATGTAGCTAGTGATACTAGAAAATATCTTATCGAAAATAATACAAAAAGATTATTTGAAGATTTAGGTACATATTACGCTACTGATTATGCTTTGACTAAGTTAGAAACTTATAAGCAAGACGTTATCGATTCTATTGTCACTGGAGACCCCGTAGAATAATGGCAAGATTAAATCAAAAAGATAAAGAAATTTTAAATAGTAATCAGGTTATTAATCTGAACTCAGCTAAATATGCCTACTTAGGAGGAGAGTTTGGTACTCATTCAAATGATTATCTTGAAGTATTGATTTATTCAGGTGATAATTTTTTAGAATCAGCTGTAGTAGAAAATTCAGATTACGTCAACGAAGGAGTTGATGGTATAAGAATAAAGACAGGTACAATATTAAGAAAGTTAGGTTATGATAGGGGTAAATATAATGTCAAATATAATTTTTTTAGAAAAACAGCTGGTTCAAACGAAACAATACTAACAGATAGTTCGGGGACAATTTACAAAGGTGAATTTCATACAATGAATGATGGGACTATCATGTCAGGAGCTGAACACTCAGATGCTTCATTTCCATTATTCTTAAAAGAAAACAAATATTTAATACAAGAAATATCACCTTCAAGAAACGAAGTTCGTTTAATTTCTCAAAATATAAAAGATAATGAATATAAAGATAATTTTTTCGACACACAAAAACCTAGAAAAAAGATACAGGTTAATAATATAGCTAAATTTGTATCTGATGCTGATGTTACAAAGGGTGATGCTTTAACAATGACACTTTCAGGATTGAATCAGAGATTCAGAGATGTTAGAAATCTAGTCGGAGCTTACGTATATCTACCAAATAGTTATATTGAAAAAACATTACCTCCTCCTCCCGCGGCTGACGGAACAACAGGAGCTGAAATAGGTGGTGAGGTCGAAAGTGAAATCGTACAAGCTAACTTTATTATTTCTGATGAAAGTCAAGCAACTCGTAGACGAGGTGACACGACGTTTAAAAAGATATTTGACATATTCAAAGACGGATATCCTACTGAAGAGTTTTTACGTGAAAAAGGATATGATGGTGATTACGGAGCAATGTTAGGTGAGGTCATCGGTCATCAAAGTGGTACAGGTAATGTGAAAGAAATTCGTAAACTAAATGAAAACACGATGGATGTTCCTGGTTACGGTAAGAATGATATCATAACATTGAAAAGTGTTTCTAGTAAACCTAATACATCAACGACTTACACCTGGACATTTTATGGTTGGGATTGGAACAGCAATAAAGTAGGCGGTGGAGATTGGGAAAAATTTACAAACGCTAATAATAAGTTAGCAATCACTAATCCTCCTGCTGTAGGTCTTCAAGTTATTGATAAAGATAAAACAAACGGTAGTGAGGTGACAATAAATTTAGGAGCATATAATTCACGTGTTGGTGTTAGTCTGAAGATAGATACGAAAAATGAAACAAGTACGGTGTCATTACCGGCTTGTATCGAAGTTGTAGGAAAGGGTGATTAATTATGGCAACTACAGCAGAACAATTTAGTAGAATTAGTTTAGATAAAGCACCTGATAACACTTATAGTGGTGATATTACTAATACGATAGAACTTTCTTTACGTAATTCGATAAATCAACAGATAGAGTTTGAGTATGTAAACTGGTACGTATTTAAAGGTAGTGAACAAATTTATAATGTAGATGGAGAAGGTTTAAATTTTTCTGTCAATGTAGGTGATGTTATCGGTAATACAGCGGAAAATGCAGGTCAATATAGTGTAAGAGCAGATTTGATAAATACACCTAGAGATGGACAACAAGAAGTAAATGCTGGCTCACTCGAGATTCAGTTTACATTAAATACAAAATATGATAAACTTCCTTCAGCTGTTTTTGCTCCCTTTGTTGCTCAGATAGTTAGTGTAGATAATGAAGAAGTAAAAATAAATACAAGTTGGAATGAGTTTACAAATAAAATCAGACCTGAAAGTGAATTTAAAAGTCCTACTGATAACTTTGCAACCTACGAACTTTCATATAAAATAAATGATTATTCAGATTTAAATACCTACTTACATTTAGGTGATGATAATGTTTCATTGATTACCAATGCTAAATCTGATGATGAAACAATCAAAACTTATCCTAATTCAGGTATCTACAAACTTTATGAACCTTTACCAGATGACGTTGAGGAAAAAGATAATGCGTTTATTGTCAGAGAAATATTACCTCAATTAGAACAGACTGTAGAATTATTCCCTTACGAACAAGAAGACGAGGATGTATTAGTATTAAGAAATCCTGAAAGTAGTCAGGTTGATTCACCAATAACAGGTAGGTCTACAGACTTAAAAGGGTATGATGATTTAGTCACGGGTGATGTTAGACTCAAAAAAGATATCGAGGACAAATTTATAAGTGGTAGCACTAAACCTGTTCAGTTAAACGTAGATTATTCGAATTACGAAAACTTTGTACATTTTTCATCAGCTGAAAAAAGATTAGAAAATTTTAAATATAAGATAGAGTTAATCGAAGATTATACATCAAAGAGCGCTTCGTTTGCTTCTATCCCATCTCCTAGTGATGCTAACTTTTTTGATAAACAAATTAGAGATGTTAAATCAAACTTTGATGGGTATGAAAATTATTTATATCATATAAGTTCTTCTTATGTGACTAGTTCAATCGGAGAGTTTCCAGATGCTTCATGGCCTAAAACAGGTAGTGGTACATATCTTGACCCATTCGTACCTGTAAGTTCTTCTAATGTTAATTTTTTAAATTGGTATGGTTCTGTATTTGGTGAGTTCGGACAAATACACAGTGCTTCTATGTACGATGCTCAAAACAATAACAGACTGAAAAATCTTTTACCTATTTTCGTAAAAGAGGATAACAACAATGGTCAAATGTTAGATTTTATCGATATGATAGGACAACACTTTGATGAATTATGGACTTACACTAGAGGTATTTCTGAACTTACAGATAGACATAACGATATTACAAAAGGATTCTCGAATGATTTAATTTATAATTTAGCTGCTTCTTTAGGTTGGTCAGTTAATGATGGTAAAGATTTATTAGATTTAAGTCGTGTTGGTTTCGGACAAAAACAAAGTGGTAACACATACTCATTATATACATCAGGTTCACTTGATTCTCCTGTTGAAGGTGATATATCTAAAGAGATAGCAAAACGATTGATAGCTAGTATGCCATACATTTTAAAGACTAAGGGTACATTAGGTTCGTTGAAAGCTATAATTAATTGTTACGGGATACCATCTAGTATATTACGTGTACGTGAGTACGGAGGATTACAAAAGACAACAACAGAACAATTTGAAATAGCTAGAAATTTTACAAAAGCATTAGGATTCAGAGGAGGTCAATTTGTTAGGACACCATGGGAAGATAATTCAGTAACATCACGTAAACCTGATACAGTTCAATTTAGATTTAGAACAACAACAAGTGGTTCTGAAGAACAAGTCCTTGTACAAAAAGATTCTGATTGGTCAATAAAAATAAAAAACAATGGTCAGTCTGATAATTTTGGAACCGTAGCATTTCAGTTATCTGGTTCACCAGGTTATCAAGAAATAAGTTCTTCATTGTTACCAGTTTATGATGGTGACTATTACTCAGTCATGTTAAGAAAGAGTAAAGTCGATAAAAATTTATTCACTCATCCTGGTTTTGAAACATCTTCACTATTCAATCCTCCTTTCATAACAGGTGGTACTGATACAACAAGTGTTGAGTTTGGAAACTTTAAGATTGTAAGTAGTTCAGGAGTATCTCGTTCAGGTACAAATGCTGCTAGACATCAACACACAGGAGACTCGACTAATGTTTCTCATACGTATTTATATCGCAATGATGATAAAAAATATCCTTCATTGAATGCTTCGGTAGTTTCAGTAAGTGAAGGTGAAACTTATGAGTTTTCAGCTTATGCTAAAGTTTCAGCTAGTTCAGTAGATTCTGTAGGTAGTTTAGCCTTATTTGAATTAGATTCGAATGGAGAAGTTGTTAATTGGAATGTTGATTCAAACATACGTAAAGGTGGTATAAATGAATCACAAGTTGTTGGATTAAACGAGACAGATTGGAAACAAATCAAAGTACAAAAGACAATTAATTTCTCAAATACAGCAGGACTCGGTCTACGATTTGAAAATAGAAAAGCTAAATCTACAATTTTATGGGACGATGTATCTGTAAGAAAAGCAATGACAAGTACAGATAATATAAATGATGCTTTTATTTATGATTTATATGTTAAAAGATATGACGCAGGTGTTGATAGAATTACAAAATCTTCTAAGAGTTCACTCTATATAACAGGTTCTGATGCTACTGCAACAGCATCATACAATGCTTCTTGGACAGGTAGTGGTGACTTATACATCGGTGGTAATCAAAATACTTCAGACTTCGGAACTGATAATGTAAAACTTAGTGGTTCTGTAATGGAGTTTAGATTATGGAGTGAAATACTAGAAGAAGATAAATTTGATAACTATGTTTCTAATCCTAAATCGTATGTAGGAAATACACCATCATCTTCTTATTTTAATCTAGTTAGAAGATTACCAATGGATGATAACATAGAGATGACTGGTAGTAATGAAGATGGAGTAAGAGATACAAAACCAAATCAGACAACTACACAGACAGGAAGTGCTCACGGGTTTGATGGTCTTAATATGTTTGAATCAGTCAATGATAAAACAAAAACATTGATACCTAATGTCGGACCGACTCGTAGGTCAGCTGTAAAACTTAGAATTGAAAACAATGTTTTGAGTGGTAGTGGGGCCATATTAAATAGAAAGACTAGATATGACCAAAGTTCGAATGATTTTGCTCCTATTGATTCACCTAAGTTAGGTATTTACTTTTCACCAGTTGACGTTGTTAATGATGATATAGTAAATTCATTCGGTTCTCTTGACTTTAATCAGATATTAGGTGACCCTAGAGATAATTACGAAGATGAATACAGAACATTAAAACACACAGCTGATGATTACTTTAAAAAGTATACAGATAATAATAATTTTTGGGATTACATGCATCTCATTAAATATTATGACCAATCTATATTCAAACAACTTAAAAAAGTTATACCGGCTAGAGCTAAAACAACATTAGGAACTGTGATAGAAGGGAATATATTTGAAAGACCTAAATCACCAGTTCAACGTAATAGACCTTCATTTACTCAACCAGTTTATGAAGATGATATCAATGTAGGAAATTTTGAAAAAGATAATGAAAATGAAGATAGTCGTTCAATAATTCGTATTGAAACAGAATATCCCAATTACACTGGAACAGCTGATAATGTCGATATATTCAAGACACCTTCTTTATATGCTTTAAATGAAGTCAATTTTAATTTTGATGATGTAAACACTTACATTCAGGCTTCAGCTTCATATGGAGGTCCTAATAGTGTATTTAGTGAAGCAACAGGAGCTATGGCTACTGAAGGAATAAAATCAGAATTTAATCAAGTTTACAATTTTGTATACACAAGTTCAGGTGAATACTACAGAAGTAATGTTCACACTCTTGATAGAGCAGAACACTTCTATCATACTAAATCACTTGTTAGTACAGATATAGACCCTCGTTATCAAGATGTAACAGCTTTGAATAATAGTTTTTACGAGGGTGTAAAAAATACATCAAACACAACTTTAGATGGTGATTTACCAATCATCATAAGAAAAACAGCACCTACCGTAGCTGTACCGACAGATGTTGGTATTTCAAACTTGACGGTAGATGAGGATTAATAATGTGTAAAAATTTAGCTTATCAATATTTATTATTAGGTAAGTTATATATACACTCAAATCTTGGAGATAAAAATGGGATTTTTAGATAATTCAACGATTACCGTTGATGCTATTTTAACAAAAAGAGGTCGTGAAATACTATCACAAGGTGGTAATTTCAACATAACTAAGTTTGCTCTTAGTGATGAAGAAGTAGACTACACTTTGTATGATGTGACACACCCAGACGGAACAGACTCTTACGGAGCAGTAATTGAGAATATGTCCTTACTAGAAGGCGCACCTAACAGAACAACTTTCAATAGTTTTCTAATCAATCAATCTGCAGCAGGAGCTAAATTAGAAATAGCTCAGTTAAGTTACCCTGGTGTAGCTGCAGGAGCACCTGTTGTAATTTCACCTGCTACTAACGGAGGACCTGCAGAAAACTATGTATTTACAATAGAAAATACGAATATTGTTAGATTTAAAGGTCAAGGAGCAGCTAAAACATTTACTGGTAAGATGGGTGATTTGGTAGCTCAGTCTTTCGGTACACCTACACCTAACGCAACTACTACGGTACAAGTACAAGGTCTTGAATCAGGACTTGTAGCTGTAATTAGTGTAACGGTAAAAACTGATACTGGTGGTGCTGCTAATGCACAAGGTACACAAGACCCAACTAATACATCAACCAGCTCAACAGGAAATAGTGGTGGAGGAGGTTCTGCTACTAACTACTCAGGAGATGATTCCAGGAGAAGCAACTAATGTCTTATTATAAAAATTTAACAGACCAAGATAAAGTATCCGATGTAGCTATTGTTACTTCAGGTTTATTCCAAGATGGTGCTTCAAGTGTCACAACATTTCATACTTCATCAACACAATACACTAATACAGGTGATTACAATATAGATTTATATAGATATGCTCCTGGAACAAATGCTTCAGCTTCTGTTCAGTTTGGTGTAGTGTTTGGTGATAGAGATGGTAGTGGTTCATTAGGAGGCGTTGGTGTCTCAGGTGATAGACCTACAGCTGCTATATTTGGACAATTTAATAATTTTATCAATCCACCCGAAACAACTCAGTTTACATTCGGTGACTTAAGTACAAAAGAATTTTATGGTGTTGTATTTAATAGAGCTAGACTCAGAGAAAGAATGGAAGCCGGAGGATGGGAACTACATCTTAAAAATGGAGCGACAGGTCCAGTAGTAAAGTTGATTGATGATTCTTCAACCAACAAAGGTGGTAATACAGGACAGAGAAACTTTGCTCCTGAGTACAACATAGTTAGTGGTACTCTTGTAGGAGGGACTGATATCGATACAGCAGCTGCTAGTGAAGGTGCTACAGGTACTTATGGAAAGTTTTATCCTAGTGTTGGAGTGTTGATATTGAATCCTACAAAACTAGCTGACCCAAGTAATCTTAATTTAGTAACGGTTAGTGGTTCAAATAGTGATGATAGGAACAATGAAAAACTTTACAATGTAATCAAAACAGGTGCTTATTTTCAAGCAAAACGTGAAGAACAAATAACATCACGTCATTTCTTTGTGAGAGCAACAGCTAATGAATTTAATGCTACAACAAACGAGACATTCTATACTGAATCAGTAGCAGGTGTCAAGAGAATTGTAGACGGATTAAGTTCAGACCCTAAAACATACATTACTTCAGTAGGAATGTATAATGCGGATAATGAATTATTAGCTATTGCTAAGTTAAGTCAACCTATTTTAAAATCAAAATCGAGAGAAGCTCTTATCAAAGTCAAACTTGATTTCTAAGGGGGTTTTTAAATGTCATTCAAGAAAAACCTTGAACCCGAAGATATTTTAGTTTCGTCATTTCAAGTCCACAAGACTTTTTCATTTACGGATGCAGATAGTGGTAGCGGTATTTATTCTGTACCAATTACACAAGGTACTAACTCTACTATCGACAGGTTCAATATTAATACAGCCACGTCGAATACTATAAGTAATCCTTCGTCAAGTGTTTTCTATAATGTCCCTACATATCACATGATTAATAATCTTTATTACAAAGATATAAATCAAATGGACGGTTATAAAGATTACATACGAGGTGTTCCTACATCTTCTGAAGCTATCTTAGATTATACATTTACTAGATTTTTAACAAACAATTCTGAACCTCAAACATTTAAATATCGTCGTCCTTACACAAGACAACTTAGAGAAGCAGCTAATGTAATATCGGTTCCTCAAGAACT